CAAAGGTGCAGCGGCAGCTTCTGAGAGCCGATGGCGTCCTTTGGGTTGGTTTCTTTTAGTTCAGCCACGCTTCACCTCCGGCAGATTCATCCAGCCCAAGAGAGGGGCGTCAGCCCACTCGGTTACAAACCAGTCGTAGTCCTTGCCGGCGAAGTACCACTTGCAATACATGTCCGACCAAAACGCGACTACAGCGATTGGCCCACCAAAATCGGCAAGAATCGCTCTGTCTTTTGGCGCGGTTTCAGGTGGCAGCCAGGTCAATTGGACTCACTCACAAGCCGGCAAACCAACTCGGAATTTCCCATTCCAGCCCTAAAGCGAAGAGCTTCATCACGGTCGTTAAAAGCGAGATTCGCCAGCACGAACATTGCCAAGAACCCAAGTCCAAACAGCCCAGTCATGAATTTATAAGCGGCCATCAAACCACCTCCGCATTCGGCCAAATTGATCGGGCAACAGTCAGCGCGTCTTCGTCGTCATCCATCAGGATCATCGAGAACGGCGCACGGCCCGGTAACAACACTTTCCAGCAGCGCTTACTCATGCCCGGCCACCCCCAACCTTCTGCCGCAGGGCTGCCAGCGCAGCGCGGCCAACCTCCGGGGTGCGCGGGCCTGCCTGCTCAGGCAGCGCCGCCACCGGCATCGGGGCCAGCTCTTCGCCGCGCCCAAGCTTGTGGCACTGCTCCATGTACTTTTGCTCAAAGCGCTTCAGGCCAAGGGCGCGGTCAAGGCGCTGCAGGCTGTACCAACCAGCGGCCACCGATGCGTGATAGATCGCAGCATGCGACCACTTGCAATGGCCGGTTTGCGAAGGGTGTGTATTGCGCAGTGCTTGCTTGTAGGCGCTCTCGGCATCCGGCAGGCCAAATGCCTCCGGCGCAAAGCACCAGCCCACAAACACCCCCGGCGACGGCGCGAAAGCAGAAGGGTCTTTGGCAGCCAGGCGCACACCGTGCTGGATCTGCTCAATCTGGCGAATGCCCGAGCGCATAAACTCTGCCAGCCATTCCCGCTTGGCGTTGCGCAGCTCGGCATCAGTCGGCCAAGCCTGTTTCCACGCAGGGTAAAGCGCCTTCAAGCGGTCAAACAGATCGTTGATAACCTGCTTGGTCTGGTCATCGACTCGCACCGGTGCGCTTGGCTGCAAAGCTGTCTCAGCCTGCGGCTTGAGGTTGGCCACCACGTTGGCGGCGGATACTGGACCGGTCACAGGCGCACCCCCTGCCCTGCCCAGTCATCATCCCCATCGGCGCTGGCATGGGCGTTGACCGCATTGCGCACAGCCTGGTTCTTCACCCACTTCGCCAGCCGATGGCACCATCCGCCTTGGCTGTCGGCCATGTCGCGGTTAATCCAGAACGCCCTGAACTCATCCACCGCAGATTGGGTGATCAGGTTGGCTGCTACCCCGAGCAGGGTTGTTTGGGCCTTGAGGTTCAACTCATCCGGCTGCCAGTCGAGGTGCATTTCAAACCGATGGCGCGCTTCAACGGAAGCACCGGTAGGTGCTGTAGTAGTAGATGTAGATGAAGAAGAAGATGTAGACCCGTCACCTTGCCGTTGGCTTGGTGTTGCACCCTGCCCTTCACCTAAGCCCCCCTTTGGTGAAGGCTTTGGCGTCTTCTTTCTAGGCCCATCACCCTCACCAAAGCGGGTGGATTCACCCCGCACAGTGCGCACATATTCATCACGCACCATGCGCGGGCTAAACCACACCGGGCCTTGCTGGACGGGCACCAGCGCTACTGGCTCACCTTCTTTACGACCACTGCGCGGCGTGTAAACAAACGGCTCGCACTCGCCCTTCTCAACGCCGTACAACACACCCTTATCAACCAGCTCTTTTAAGGCCTTCAAAGGCGCACCCAAAGCCTGCGCAATTTCCTTCAAAGGCCACGACAAAACACCGTAATTATCGCTGTCATGCAGCAGGCCCAGCAGCTCAATCCAAACCCCGCGAGCCTCCCATGAGCAGCGGCGAAGCTTGGCGTTGTTGCGCCAGTCAGCCGGGTAAAACTGGAACGATGGACGCTTCACAGGCCACCCCCAACACGCTTCACCAGCTCAACAAAGCGCTCGGTGTACCAATGCGGCTGGGTCTCACGCGGGCAGCTTGGGCTGGTGAGGTTTTTACCGTACTGCAGGCCCATATCCGTGATCGACCAAAAGGCCACCTCAGCGCCATGGCTGTTCTTGCGGGTCAGGCGCTTGAGGTAACCGTGAGCCTTCAACACCTGGTTGAACGCACTGGCACTCAGCGTCACGCCATGCTCACGCAACAAAGCACTCAGCGCCTTGGTTGGCATAGAGCTGCCATCGGTAGAGCCTGGGGCAGCGTCCACCGCGTAGCCCGGCAGAAATCCAGCATCAAGGCCGTTCTGCTGGGCGATCTTCGACAGCATCATCATCTGGCTGGATGGCGCAGGCTTCAGCAGGCGCGTGAAGCACTCCAAAATGGCCATTTCACCCAGCAGCTTGCTTTGCAGAGGGGCAGCACCAGCAGCGGCATCAATCGCATTCAACCGAGCTACCACGCGACGGCGCACCGCCTTAGATTCGCGCATCGACACCAACATGCACTGATCGCGCGTGAGGTCGAAAATGGCCGACTCGGTTTTGTTCAAATTTTGCACTACCCTTTTTGTGTAGTGCTCGCCCTCAAGCTCATCCTCGATCTTCTCCGCAAACTTGTTGCGGCGGATCTCCGGTTCTCCGGCTTCGGCGCGGGCTGCATTGATAATCTCAAGCAGTTCGGCGCTGCTCATTGTGCGCGCCACGTTTTGCGCAATCGGCAAACGTGGCGCGGCAATGGCGGTATTGATTGAGCGGGTGGCTGTGTGCATAATCGACTCCGTGCATAGTTGTTGAAGAAGCCGGGCCGCAATCCCGGCTTTTTTGTGCCTGGGATTTAAGCGGCCTTGATCGCCGCCTCAAGCGTGGCCAGGCTGTCACGCGCACCGACCAGCTCACGCTTGATCAGCTGCTTCTCATGCTGCGAAACATGGCCATCCTCCAGCGCATCTGTAACCGAGCGGGTTACGTCAGCCACCTCGGCGGACATATGCAGCAGCGCTGTGGTGAGGTCTTTGGCCAACACGGCCTGCTTCTCCACCAGCGCATAACCGAACTCATTCAGCAGTGCCCCCAGCACCAGCCGGCGGGCTTCCTCCGGCAGATGGGTCAGCACTTGGCCGAACAGCTCCAGGCTCATCCGGTGGTTCTCACGGTTGGGGTTCGCGCAATCCAGCAGGCGGCTCTCGTTCACGCCCATACGCTTGGCCAGCGCGGTGCCGTTCTCGGCTTTAACCGCGCGGTGCAAGGTCCACTCAAAATCTTCCATTGCGAAACTCCGAATTTTCTCGCGTGGCGCTGGGTGGCCACCTGGGCGAATCTGTAGTCACTGGGTCAGGCAGCGCTCTTAGGCAGCTGCGATGGAAATGGACGCACTTCTTCCCCCTTCCAGGAGCCGTCCTCCTGTTCAGTCACGAAGACCTCACGGCCAACGCGCAGGGCTTTGCTCAGCGCGCCTTGCGACATGCCCAGCAAGGTGGCTGCCTGGACCTGGCCTTTCTCGGTTGCGAATTGATTAAGTGGGATGCGCCGCATGTGATGGGCTCCAGCTGCAAGTACACACACAGATTATATCCATGGGATATACATAAGCAAGCCCATTGGAGATAGATGCTTATAGCCTTTGGGAATACGATTCGCGAATGACGACAGACCGCCGCAAACTGAATCCACAAGAACTCGCTGAGTGCGCTGCGCTGAAGGCCGAGATAGCGGCGCACAACTCTAAAGCGCAGCCAGGCAAGAAGCTCACGCAAGAGTTTCTGGCTCAAGAACTAGGGATGACCCAGGGCAATCTCAGTAGCCACCTCAATGGCAAGCGCGCCATAAGCAAGGAAATGGCGGCGAAGGCTGCGCTGCTTTTAGGCATCCAAGTAGAAGCCTTTAGCCCGCGATTGAGCTCCGAAATTTCTCTTATGGCACAGGCTGTCTCCAGCCCTGCCGCAAACGCAGCACCAGCGCCAGACTTCAATATGGCCGCACTGCAACGCCTCAAAGGCAAAGCCACACCCCGCAGCTTGGCTGCTCTTGACCGCATAGAAAAGGCTGCCCAGCAAGGGCGACTCAAGGAAGCGGACCTCGTATTACTAGAAGGGATTGCTGCGCGCTTTGAAGAACTCAATACCAACCAGCCTTGAGCCCATAGGCAAAGCCAACGTCAGTACCTTGCTAGGCAGGATGGACGAAGGCCGCGACGGCGAAACCTACAAAGCCGAACTGTTGGACGGTGACGGAAAAACCGTCACTGGCTACGTTAAGCTTTCGCTAGACCCGCGCAAATTGATTGCCGAGTTGGCTACCGCCCAGGTTGGGCGGGCGCTTGGGCTGCGCATCCCAAGACCCTATGTAGCTGTGCTGGATACCGCCGACCTTCGCCCAGAGTTCGGCTCAGCCTTCGCCAATCGAGGGTCGATGGTCTGCTTTGCCAGTGAGCAAGCCGGCAAACGCAGCTACAGCCTGGAGCGCGGATTGCGCAAACCAAGCAAGGCACTCAAAGCGGCGCTTGAGAAACAGTTTGACCTGGGCAGCACCATCGCCCTAGATGAGCTGGTTGCTAATGATGACCGCAACCTAGGCAACGTAATTTTCGCGCCCGGCAAACAAGAGTTCTGGTTAATCGACCATGGCCGGGCGCTAACAGGGACCTATTGGGCTTTGTGGGGCCTCGATGACCCCTCCATTTCAGTGCGCAACCAACTGGCAGATGAAAGTGCGGGCGTTTGGGACCAGGCACAGCGAAAAGCCATCATCGACAAAGCCCGTGACCTTGTGAACAAATGCGCTACCTTGTGCCTAGATGACCTTGACCTCAACGGTTACTTCGCCAAAATTGACGCCACAACAGACCGTCAGGAAATCATCAACTTCCTGCGCCAGCGCATAAATCACACGGTGCACCTGCTATGCAATCGCCTACAAATGGGGCATCTGTCTTTGACGCAGCCCAAGCCTTCCTGAGCGAAGCCCCAGCCCAGCCATTGCTTAACGCCAGTTGGATGCCGGTGCTGCTTGAGCCAATCACTTTTTCTGGCGAGCGCATTACCATCGGTGTTGCTGTAGTGCCCGCTGATGACACCCCTCCAAGGGTTATCAGCACCCTGCTCCCAGAGCCACTGGAACAAGTTTTTGGTCAGTACGGCAAACACCTTTACAACCTGGCGGGCGGCGTCATCGCCGACCTGCAGGCGTTTCTCCTAACCGGTGGGAATCTGACCGCATGGGAGCCCCACATGCAGGGCGTTTTTGCCGGCAACATTGTGCCTACGCGCAACATCAACTTGGCGGCAATCATCAAGTCAGCACTGGCTAACTCTTCACTGTTCAGCGCCAAGGCTCATGACAGCGCCAACCAGGTAGATGCTGCCGAGCGTTCGCTGAACAAATTCCAGGAAGAGATCAAGAAGCTGGTAGTGAGCTCGCGCGAAGGCATGAAGGTACGCTTTAACCAGCGCATGGCCATTTACGGCGGGAAAACCAAAACCCCTATAACCTACGTGGGTACCAGCTTAGCCATCAACCTGGCGGCTCTCGACACAACCATGACCTCGCACTCACAGCAGCGTGATGCAGCGCACCGCAAAATCAACCAGCTGCTTGCCCTGCGTGACATCGTGATCGGCCACCGAAAAGACCATTTAATGGTCGGCCTATGGACGCCCAAACGCGAGCTCACAAAGCACCAAGAAGAACTATTCGACGCTTACACAACCGAACTGGAGTGGGCATCCAACAAGGCTGGAGTCGAGTATGTTCTTGCCGACGGCGGTGTTGATACCGCGATGGCAGCGAAGCCATTTGCTCAGAAAATACTGGCAGACGCCTGACTTAGACTAACCTCGCCTAAACCGCACAACCAAAGCCCCGCCATTGAGCGGGGCTTTCTTATCCAAGGCTGACCATCCTTCAGATCATCTAAGCAAGCCCGCCCAGCGCGGGCTTTTTCATGTCCACGCGAAATATTATTTCCATTGGAGTTGACGAATGTATATCCCCTGGATATATTCAATCCAGCGCCGGCCAACACCGGCCAGGCCGAAAGGCCGCCACTCTTTAACAACCAGCTGCAACACAAACCGCACGCCTCTACCGGCGACCGGCGTCAGACAGGTGAACGAGGAAAGCCTGCCAACGGTGCGAACGCACACGGCTGACGATGGATTACCACCCGAGCGAATGACCCGGAAAGCAGTGCGGCTGGAAAGTATCACTGAGCAGCCTTGGCGACAGGGCTGCTTGGGATGACAACCGGAGGGAATCAGCATGTTTGAAAGCATCCAACACATAACCAGCGGGCCTGGCATGAGCATTGCCCGCTACTCCGATGGCGAAGTAACGGGCGGAGTTGCCTTTAGCAGCGACGAGAAGGCAACGCGAGTCTTCAGCCATATAGGGCCGCTCGAAGCGAGCCTTGAGTGCGTGGCCGCTCATTGGGTCGGCTATCGCGGCCGCTACAAAGCGCGGATCGAAGAACAGGTGCAGTCATACGCCTAAATAATCCCGAAACACGACCGGGACGCCGCCGGGCAACGCATGAAGCAGCGCCCGGTAATAAGCAGGTTTGCCGCCTGGGCATAAGGCACCGATCACCTGCATGCAGGGCGTATCGGGGTGTGATCTTCGGCGTGGAAAGCAGACACGCACAGCGACGGATAGGTGCTGACCTGAATAACCACCTGCAATACCTGCCGCTTGAACGACGCTCGGTATGCCAGCAGGGGCTATAGCCGAGACGGGAGAGAAAGGCTTTGTCGGCCTGATGAGGATAGCTGGAGTAGCGACCAGCAAGATCACACCCCGATGCGCAATATCGCGCATCACAACCAGTTGAACGCTTTGCCGCGATCACTGGGCAAGAAGGTAGCAACACCACCGGATCAGGGGACGCAGGAGCGGAACCGCCAGGGCCCACTACACCCGAAGATCAGCCGGATGGCGTAAGCCGGCAACAACCCTTCCCCCGTACCCATAAGCAGCCAACCCAGCACGCAGCCTTGCGGAAGTCTGGCGCGTTGGTGCGGCTGACTTATGGGTATGACCAACCGAGGTGCCACACCATGAACGCAATCCAGCAAGCCAAAGCCAGTATCCAGCACCTTGCCGCCATGATGCGCGGCACAGCAGAAGCCCGCGCAACCTTCGAAGCCAAGCGCCTGCCACCGCCACGCGCCACCACCGTATACATCAACGGTAAAGGCATGGTGCAGGTGCTGGATGCCGACACCGGGCGCTGTCTCGGCTTCCGTCGCACGCACAAAGAAGCGGCCTGGCTGCAGCAGGCGCTTGAAAACGGCACCCACACCCAGGAACACGCCTGACCGGAGGCCAGCATGATCAGTACCCCGCATTTTCAGAGCCACGCGCAGCAGCAAGCCATGCTCGGCTGTGCAGCTAAGCTAGATCCGGCCAAGCACCCGCGGCGCTATGCCCAGCTTCAGGCCCGCCAGCGCCTCAACAAAGAGGTGCGCTGGCTGGACCAAGAGAACTCGCTGCCCGGCATCCTTTATGCCCGAGAGCGGCTCAATCAGATGCGCCTTGAGCGCCGCGCAAAGCAGGCTGAACAGATCAAGCCACTGGCGGCCACAGGCGAAACTATCATCGGCATGGCGCGCGCCATCGGCAGCACGCCACGCACCATCCTGAGCCTGCTGGATGAGTTCAAGATCACACGCGGCCCCAAGATGAACTTGGAGGCGTGATGGCCAAGAACACGCAGGAGCGCTCAAAGAAGTCCGCTGAAAAAGCTGCAAAGGCTGGCGAGGAAGAACTGCGCCACAAAGTGCGACCTGGCATCCGCGCCATGCTCGCCGACCTCATGCGCTGGCACGGCATCACGGTCATATCCGAAGCAATCCAGAACATGATCATCAACCTGCATGCCCTCGGGCCGGAAGGCTCAGCCCATGCACTGAAAAGCCCGCGCCACACTTTCGAGATAAGCGAAAACGTGGCGCGGCAATTCCACAACGAAAGCCTGCGAGAACTACGCGCAGATCCGGGCGACGAGAACACCGCCCACATCAAGTAACCCACCCAAGCCCAGCGCCAGCAGCGCAACGGGCTGCTATTGCCTGGAGAAAGCTATGGGCTATCAAGAATTTATTGCACGCAAGCTTGAGACGGTTGCGCCATCTGGCCTATCTGATCCATTCACGCTGCCTGGCTCACTATTCCCCATGCAGCGAGACTTGGTTGCCTGGGCATTGCGCCGCGGGCGCGCGGCTATCTTTGCCGACACCGGGCTTGGCAAAAGCCGTATGCAGATTGCCTGGGCTGATGAGGTAGTACGCCGCACTGGCGGCTCGGTGATGATCCTGGCTCCGCTGGCGGTGGCGGCGCAGACGGTCGGCGAAGGCAACAGTATCGGTATCAGTATCACGCATTGCCGAGAGGCAGATGATCTGCGGCCCGGCATCAACATCACCAACTATGACCGCATCCATAAATTCGATTGCTCGCAATTCGCGGGCGTTGTGCTGGACGAGTCGAGCTGCATCAAACACCACACATCAAGGACGTTTGATCAGCTTGTCATGGCTTTTGCGAACACCCCATACAGGCTCTGCGCAACTGCTACCCCAGCGCCGAACGACTGGACCGAGCTCGGTACCCATGCTGAGTTCATGGGCGTTTGCACTCGGGCCGAAATGCTCGCCGAGTTCTTCGTACATGACGGTGGCGACACACAGACGTGGCGACTTAAAGGGCACGCCAGGCATTTGTTTTGGCGCTGGGTCAGCCAGTGGGGCGCATGCGTGCGCAAGCCATCCGACCTTGGCTACGACGACAGCGCATATCTGCTGCCACCGCTGGTGGAGACAGAGCACATGGTCGAAGTTGACCAGGGAAACCTAGTCAGTGAAGGCATGCTGTTTGCCCTTGAGGCCAGCAGCCTGATGGAGCGCCGGGCCGCACGCAAAGAGAGCATGGATGCGCGGGTCAAGGCGTGCGCCGATCTAGTCAACGCCAACGACGAGCCGTGGATTATATGGGGCGAATACAACGCCGAAACCGAGGCGCTTGTCAGGCTTATCGATGGGGCTGTCGAGATTGCCGGATCACATACATCTGAGCAGAAGGAGCAGCGCCTGGGCGACTTTGCAGCCGGCCGCATCCGCGTCCTGGTCACCAAGCCAAGTATTGCGGGGTGGGGGCTTAACTGGCAGCACTGCGCTCGCATGGCCTTCGTCGGCGTATCTGACTCGTTCGAGGCGTACTACCAGGCAGTTCGCCGCTGCTATCGATTCGGCCAGAAGCGCGAGGTTCACGTGCACCTGTTCAGCTCGCAGCTTGAGGGCGCAGTACTCGCCAACCTTCGCCGCAAACAGCATGACGCCGTAGCAATGGGCGAGGCCCTGGCAGCCGAAACATCGGCGGCGGTAAGAACCGCGATAGGCGGCACAAAACGACAATCCAATTCACACAACGCTGCGCGCACGGTCAAGGCACCCGCGTGGCTCAGGAGTGACGCAGCATGAATTGCATCAGCCAGGTTGATCGGCCAGACAGCACATTGTTTAACGGAGACTGCGTAGAAGTGATCGCTGGGCTTCCTGATCGCAGCGTCGATTACGCGATATTCTCGCCACCGTTCTCCAGCCTTTACACCTACAGCAATAGCCCGCGTGATATGGGCAACAGCCGTACGGACGCCGAATTCTTCGAGCACTTCGATCATCTGGTAAAAGAACTGGCGCGCGTAATCAAACCGGGACACAACGTCAGCTTCCATTGCATGCAGCTGCCGACCAGCAAAGAGCGCGACGGCTATATCGGCCTGAAAGACGTCCGTGGCGCGCTGATAAAGGCATTCGAGAGCCACGGGTTTATCTATGCGTCCGAGGTAACGATCTGGAAAGACCCGGTCACCGCCATGCAGCGCACTAAGGCGCTAGGCCTACTGCATAAAACCATTCGCAGTAACGCCACCATGAGCCGCCAAGGCATCGCCGACTACCTGGTGACCATGCGCACGCCAGGCGA